AAAAGGAAGAAGATGCAGTTGAAGATGAGAATGGAGAAAGGTTTTATCCATTAGAAATTATCAACAAGCATGGCATCAAAGACGAAGATGTGTTTGTTTACGGTTATCGTCGCAACATCGAACCTCTCCATGATTTTATTGAATACAATGAAAAGTTTGATTGTTACAGAATGCACGAATACTTCCAAGACACCCCAGTAGTTCATGGTATAATCCAGTATCTCCAAGACATGAAAGATGGTAAACCTAATCCAAGTCGCACAGTCTATCATGAGCAGTTTCTCAACACGCTCACAAACCTCTGCTGGTGGTGGGACTAGACAGTGCTCAAAATGTCACACTGAGTACCCCCTTGACAAAGACCACTATCAAGTGGTAAAATATTTCAGGACAGGATTTTCATATTATTGTAACGAATGCAATAAGCCAAAACCCAGAGACTAACTAAATACTAGTAATCAAATAAGTATTATGTCAGCAACTTACAATTTTAATATCGGCAGTCTTAAAAGAAAACTACAACAAAGTATTTTTAATAATGTAGTTATTGAAGCAGCATTTTCTGTACATGCATACTCAATTGAACATCCTCAATTCACTTATTCATGTAATGGATCTGTTGAATTTAGTGTTGAAGATTTAAATGAAGACTCATTTATTCCATTTGATGAAATCACTCAAGATCAAGTAATTTCATGGATTCTAGCATCTGAAGAGGTCACTTCTCTTGATGATTTTTCTTATGTTAAATATGCAGTAGATTATGTAAATTCAAAAATTTCTGAGTTGGCTGTTGAGGATACTGTTTACGTAAACTGGGAATATACTCCCACAGAGTCTCAAAACATTGTAGAGCAATCTATCGACATGGAGAGTCGTTAAAAATCCTGGTCGGATGCAACCCCCTTTCCCAAATGGAAAAAACAACTTACTGTTCGTTTAAGTTATTACATGTCTGCAATGAAATTGAAAGTGTAATTTCTACATTAAAGCAAGTTGAGGATCGTCTAGATCTCAACTATTATATTAAAATTCATGAGACAATTGAAAAACTTAATGATCACAAAAAATACATATGGCAAATTTATAACGATATAAATGTCTCGGAATGACTTAAAAACTTGCCCTGGTGGAGTCAATTGACCCAAATTAGTCCTCGTCGGATTGGACATTAAATATGCCGACTGGTGCGGATGAAGAGTTTTTAACTCTGCCGAGTTTCCAGTTTTCTCGTACTCAAAACTGGTGGCGAGCCTGCAATTTAGGGGTTGACAATCCCTCCAACTCCTGCTATGCTAGGAGTTTCCTGGAAGTGAAGCCAACTGGAACGGCACGGAGACAATCCATACAGTAGTTGGTTCGATCCCAACCACTTCCCAAATATAAATAAAATCTGTACTCAATCATTTTCAATTATGATGATTCGTTCTATTCTAGCTGCCTCTGCTGTTGTTGCTACTGCTGCTCCTGCTATGGCTGCTCCCCTAACCGATGTTCAACCAACTGATTGGGCATATCAGGCAGTTGTAAACCTGAACACCAAGTATGGTTGTCTAGTTGGTTTCCCTGATGGAACTTTCCGTGGTGGCGAACCTGCTACCCGTAATCAAATGGCAGCATTGGTAAACCATTGTCTAGATAACATTAGTGCTTTCCAAAGTGCAGAAGATGCTAAACTTGCTGCTGCTCTTCGTGCCACTAATGGTCGTGTAACTGCTCTAGAAGTAGCTGCTGCTCAAAAAGCACAAGGCGTTGGCAACTATCTTGGTGCTGGTGTTCTTCTGAATCAGCAAGGTATTGCTGGTAGTGGTTATGATGCTGAGCGTACTGTCTCTGGTGGTACTATTCAAGCACGTTATGCTGTAAAGACTTTTAAGAATCAGAATGCTGTTTCTGTTCGTCCTTACGCTAACTTCGTCGGCAGTCCTGCTGGTGAAATCGGTGCTGGTGGTGGTGCTCTAGTATCTTATGATTGGAGCATCTCTCGTGCTGAATCTGGTGTGAGTCGTGCTAACATCTATGCTGGTGCTGGTTATCAGATTCCTTTCGTGAACAACACTGCTGCTAATTTTCAGTCTGCTGTTGGTGATCGTGGTCAAGTTGTTCTTGCACTTGGTGTTGAAGGTCGTTTGACTAACTCTCTGGTTGGCTTTGCTGATCTGAAGTTCCCCACCACCACTGCTGCTAATAGCTATGGTGTAACTGGTGGAACTTATTCTCCTGTATTCACCACAGGTCTTGGTTTCAAGTTCTGATTCCATAACATTTGGGGGTTGACAAGATCCCCTTTTTCATATATAACAATGTAACATTTTGTAATTATGACTACACAAAGAAATCTTAATATTTCTTTTAGAGAAAAAGATATAGATTTATTGCAACAATTGAAAACTATTAGCGATGAAAAGTTTATTACTACTTCTAGGTTAGTTATAGATTTAATTAGAAAAGGAATGTTATATGATAACGAAAAAACAACTGTTAAATCAAACAAATAAATTATTATGACTGTTACAACAAATGAGCATGGGCAGCAAAATATGTTTGCTAAAGAGCCCACTATGTATTATGAAAACTACGGGATGTATTCACCATCAGAAGTAAAGGAACTTACTAATTCTAGATGGGCAATGATTGGAATTGTATCTGGATTTATTTCATATGCAATTACTGGTAAATTTTTCTTTGGTATTTTCTGATGGAGTATCTTGCTCTTTCTTTAATCGGATTATTTATTATCATTTCATTAATTTTTTATACCTAACATTATAAATAATTATATTCTATGGTAGGTATAATATGAACACCAAATCATTTAATATTGGTGATAAGATATGGCTACTAACTATAGTTGACTATGTAATTGTTGAACAACCGAATGGTAGAAAACGAAATTATTACCAATGTAAGTGTGATTGTGGTAATGATAAAATAATTCAAGTTGAATCTGACAAATTAAAAAGTGGAAGATTCAAATCTTGTGGGTGTAAACGAGCATCTGTTGGTGGAATATCCAACACCAAAGAATATAGGATGTGGAAATCTGCACAAGAAAGAGCCCTCAAAAAAGGTATGGAGTTTTCTATAACACTTGAAGACATACAAATACCGACTATTTGCCCACTACTAAATAAAAAACTTATTATTGGTGATAGAGAATATACTCCTTCACTTGATAGAATTGATAGTAGTAAAGGATATACACCTGATAATATCTGGGTAATATCTCATCGGGCAAATCAAATTAAAAATGATGCTACACTTGAAGAATTAGAAAAAATTACTTCAAATTTGAAACAATTTTTATTGGAGGAAAAAACATGAAAAACTTCGGATTCACAGAAAAAGCTGAACGCCTAAACGGAAGACTAGCTATGATTGGATTTGTAGCTGCAGTTGGTGCATATCTCGCCACTGGTCAAGTAATTCCAGGAGTATGGTGAAATGGGAGAAGTAATTTTCACGATTACTAGTATCTCATTTCTAGTTCTCTTGTTTTACTCAGTAGAGAAACTTTCAGATACATTTTAATAAATACAGGAGGTTCTATACCTCCTTTTTTTATGACTATAAAACTTACTGATGCGGCCACCCATACTAAAGGATATATGCATCAACTAGATGCATGGGAATATTTACAACAACATACTCCACCAAATGTATTGGAGGAGTTTGCTAAAAGATTTAGAAACGAATATAAACAAGACCAGAATGATATCGTACCAAAGTGTGGTTTGGATTTAATCAAGGAATTTGAAGGATGTCATTTGAGTGCTTATTATGATCCACTTACTGGTGGACTTCCAATTACAATTGGGTGGGGAAGTACCAAAGATTTAAATGGAAAATCATTTAAAATTACAGACAAGATTACTCAGGCACAGGCTGAAGAACTTTTTGAGTATCAAGTTAGAAATCAGTTTATTCCACCACTTACCAAGATTCCATATTGGAATGAAATGAATAATGAGATGAGAGGAGCCTTACTTTCATTTGCATATAATCTAGGAGCAAATTTTTATGGCTCTTCTGGTTTTACTACAATCACAAAAGTACTAAAAGAAAAGTCATGGAATCTTGTTCCTGAAGCACTTTATCGTTATCGCAATCCAGGAACAAATGTAGAGAAAGGATTAGCTCGTCGTCGCAGAGCAGAAGGAGCTTTATGGGATAAAGGATTATCTAAGATTAAATAATTTCCTTCCTCGTTTAGCTGGTCTACGAATAAAACGAACAACCTCAGTCGATAATTTTTTCGGCTGAGGTCTTCTATTTTCTAGCATCATTCCATCATTGGTTAATAATCTAGCTATAATGAGTAGCTCAATGATTATTGCTTTGGTCATTGTTCTCTAGGTAGTCTAACATCATAATATAAATTATGAAACTTAGTGTACCTAATAATACTAGTCCGAGCCCTATCGAAACTCCCCATGGAAAATTATTCATTGCTCTTCTTTATGAATCCAAGTTTTTAATTCGTGTAAATATTCTCTTAGCATATTTGCTTTTTGTTCGTGCCAGGCTTCACCAGTTTCTAAAAATTTTTTAGTGTGGTTATCAATAGCTTTTAATATATTGTGTATTGGAGCATTCCAGGGTTCCCTAATGGGAGTATTAAATGTTCTTCTCTCGTCCATTTAAATTTTGCTCCATGTATGTATATAATTTGTGTTTTAAAGTATCAAACACATCCCACATTTGTTCGGAACCAGTCTGTTCCTGATATTTGTTGCAAGCTAAAATTAAATAATTTATGTCATCTGAGTTAAATTTATACATTAATATTTTCCAACTCAACTATATTTAGGAAACCCCTTGACAAAATTTGGAGGGGGTGCTATGATAAATACATGTTAGGAAATGGAAACATTTCTTAACACATCCTTACAAACTTTTACGTCTTTTTAGAACTATGACCGCATCCATCGCTCAACAGCGTGGAAGCAACACTTGGGAACAGTTCTGCGAGTGGGTGACTTCTACCAACAATCGTCTTTACGTCGGTTGGTTCGGAACCCTAATGATTCCAACACTTCTCGCTGCTACTATCTGTTTCATCGTTGCTTTTATCGCTGCACCCCCCGTCGATATTGACGGCATCCGTGAACCCGTTGCTGGTTCGCTAATGTATGGAAACAACATCATTTCTGGTGCTGTTGTTCCTTCTAGTAACGCTATCGGTCTACACTTCTATCCCATCTGGGAAGCTGCCTCTCTTGATGAGTGGCTATATAATGGTGGACCTTTTCAATTGGTCGTCTTCCATTTTCTAATTGGTATCTATGCCTACATGGGTCGTGAATGGGAATTGTCTTACCGACTGGGTATGCGTCCTTGGATTTGTGTTGCCTACTCTGCACCCGTTGCTGCTGCTTCTGCAGTGTTCCTGGTCTATCCCTTCGGTCAGGGATCCTTCTCTGATGCAATGCCTCTGGGGATTTCAGGAACTTTCAACTACATGCTTGTTTTCCAGGCAGAACACAACATTCTTATGCATCCTTTCCACATGTTGGGAGTTGCTGGTGTCTTCGGTGGTTCTCTTTTCTCTGCTATGCATGGATCTCTTGTCACCTCTTCTCTTGTACGTGAGACAACAGAAACTGAGTCACAGAACTACGGTTACAAGTTCGGACAAGAAGAAGAAACATACAACATCGTAGCTGCTCACGGTTATTTTGGTCGTCTTATTTTCCAATATGCTTCCTTCAATAACTCACGTTCACTACACTTCTTCCTTGCTGCATGGCCTGTAGTTGGCATCTGGTTTACTGCTCTTGGTGTTAGCACCATGGCTTTTAACCTCAACGGTTTCAACTTTAACCAGTCCATTCAAGATAATCAGGGTCATGTAATTAATACATGGGCAGATATTCTGAATCGCGGTGGTCTTGGGATGGAGGTAATGCACGAAAGGAACGCACACAACTTCCCTCTGGATCTTGCTGCTGCTGACAGCACTCCTGTTGCTCTCACTGCACCAGCCATCGGTTGATAAAAACTTTATAAGTTTTCAGAGACCCGAAAGGGTCTCTTTTTTTATCTTTTATTTAAAACTAAATAATTTTAAGTCGCAAGCACTTATGGGACCTCTCCAGTCGCCTCAAGAATACTTGTTCAATCTTCACGCAACAAGCCAATCGGAAGCAAAAAGATTATGGAGAAAACAAATAAAAGAAAGTTGGGATCATAAATGTGCTTATTGTGGATCCGAAGATGATTTAACTTTAGATCATGTTGTACCACAATCAAAAGGTGGATTGGATATTACAAGAAACGTGGTGTGTTGTTGTAAATCCTGTAACCAATCAAAAGGACATGATCACTGGAAGTTGTGGTATGTTCAGCAAGATTTTTATTGTGAAGAGAAATTTGATCTCATAGAAGAGTGGATGAAGCCACCTAGACCTACCAATCTGTATGCATATCGTCCAAGAAGAAATATCATATAATATTTGCCGCTGCCCCCTTGACAACTCACACAACCTATGCTATGATACTGAGGCAACCTAAGCATACTTCTCAATTGCCATGAAAGACTATCAGAATCTAGTTGTTCTACACAATGGTGAATATTATAGGAAAAATGTCACCACTTCTAAAACTGCCGAGCAACAAGGAGAATTTCTTTGGAATACCACTCCTAATGTTTCAGTTGTTGAAATTCGTGAACATAATGATGACGAAAATTGGGGAGAAGATTATTACATCCGAAATCTATGAGTGCTGAAATTTTTGATGAATTGATACTAAAAACATGTGTCTATTGTAATGAGGAGAAAAGACTTTCTGACTTTCCTGGTCACCGTGGACACAAAGATCGTCATGATACTCGGTGCAGAAAATGCATCAGTGAACAGAACAAGTTACGGTATCGCTTGAAAAAAACTGCACCACCAAAACCAGAAGTCTGTGATCTGTGTGGAAATAAACCACCGCACAATAAAAAGATTGTTCTTGATCATTGTCATGAGACTGGAAAATTTCGTGGATGGATTTGTGATCCATGTAATGTTGGATTAGGAAATCTTGGCGATAATCTTAGTGGACTATATAAAGCAGTAGAATATTTAAAAACTAGAAGTTAAATTATGGAAGATCAAATTATTGATGTAGATTCAACTGAAGTAGTTGATGATCAGGAGACAGTATTAACTCCAGAACTCAGCTTGAATGAAGATCGAATTAAGACTCCAGCAGAAATTAAAGCAGATCTTGAACAACTGAAACAATTGAATAAACGGCTCAAAAAAATTAAACGCTACATGAAGAGTCCTATTTACACTGTGAGGCAAATGGACTCCAATTCATGATATATAATAAGTAACTTTTAGTTACTTTTTTTGGTGAGTTGGCAGAGCGGTTTATTGCAGTAGTCTTGAAAACTACCGTGCTGAAAGGCACCGTTGGTTCAAATCCAACACTCACCGTTATCCGTTATTATTTTTATGGATGAAAAATTTTACAAAGAATTATGTGAACGGATTCAACACAGCATACAAATTTCCATCAAACATGGACACAATGATTATGCACTTGGTTTGAAAAAATCAATTATGATTATTAATGATTTGAAACAAAAGTATCAAGGTGAGACTAAATAGTATCACTTTCAAACCGAGGTTGATATGAAACAGTGTCCTGCCTGTGGGGTAATTATTGAAGATGGAGTTGCTAAATTTTCTTTTGGTAAGCCTGGAGATTTAGATTATCTAGCCCAGAGAGTATGCCAATATCGCAAAGTGGATTCTCCATGCATCAACCCATGTTATGATGATGAACATAAATATCCCCCAGGATATGATGAACTACCTTTACCTTTCAATTAACTATGACAACTGAAACTGAAGAACTTCAAATTGAATTGGATGATGAGACTGCTGCAATTGCAGAAGCACTTGCTAAAGAAAAAGGTGTTTCTGTAGAGGATTTATTACAGCAACTTCTTTCTGATGCAATTGAAAGTGGATATTTTGAAAATCCAGAAAATGTAACCACGGATGACCCGTTAGTATAATGCAGTTATACTTTATTCTATTCGCAATGGTACTTACCTATGTTTGTGTGAGTGATCCAAATGTGTTGGATTGGATAAACATTAAAGCAAATCATTTGTGGGTAGATTTGCAACTGAGGTACATTAGATTTAAGTGGATGTTTAAAAAATTTTAGTTCGTGGGGGGTCTTGACAGACCCCCTTTTTTCTGCTATGATACGGGAGCAATTCGACAACGGCTATGCAGGTTACGATTTACAGTAAAGATAATTGCTCCTATTGCGAGAAAATTAAAACAGTATTCAAATTGATTGATATCAATTTTGTTGAATACAAACTCGATGATAATTTTACTAAGGAAAACTTTATTGCTGAATTTGGAGAGAACTCTACATTCCCACGAGTATTGATTGATGGTAAATTGATTGGGGGATCTTCCGAAACTATTGCTTACCTGAAGGAGCAGAATCTACTATGAGTGAAATCGCAGCTTTCATTGATACAGTAATTGACAACTTTGTTGTTACTCGTAAAAAGCCCAAAGCTAATTTTATCCAGTTTCTAAGGTCTCAAGATGTTGATCGTAGAACTATTAATGATTTTGTAGAAAATAAAATTCATTTTGTTACAGAACAAATTGATGAGCTAACACTCGCATTAGATGGTAAAGATCCAGTAATAAAGGAAGGGTACTCTAACTTTCGTCGTCCAGAACTTAGAGATTTCAAAGAGCTTCTAGATCAAATTGTAGATGATATTTACGAGTATAAAGATGCCAAAAAGATTACTCGTAAAAAGAAAAAAGTTACTCCAGAAAAACTAGTGCGATTTGTCACTTTGTGTGATAAAGAATTAGTTCTAGATGGCATCACATACAAGCCACGTCCAGCTACAGAACTCATAGGTGCCAAGCACATCTTCCTATACAATGTAGAAAAACGTGAACTGTGCTACTATACTGGTAGAGAGTTAACAGTTCGTCGAACTGTGCTTGATGGATATGATCCAGATAAATCCTGGATTAGGACACTAAGGAAACCAGAACAATTTTTGTCCGAAGTTATTTCATCCACTAAATTTAATGTGGAAAATATTGGTAGTCATCTGACAACCAAACCCAAGCCTGCTTCTGGTAGGATGAGTGCAAACCACATTCTAATCAAAGTTATTACATGACTGAAAAGTTACTAAATAAAAATGTAAGAGCAATGATAAGTGGGAGGAAAAAAGACTTGCAAAAGCCTGACTTCCACTTCGATAAACTAGTTTCCATATTTAAAAGGAACTATAGAGTGGAAGTCAAAATCTTTATAGAAGATAAACAAGACTAACACTCAACGGGAAGAGAACCATGACAAATCTATTACTTTTGCTCACTGTATTTGCAGTAGGCTTTGTTCTAATAGGATTATCATTTTTAGTTGGTATGGTTTTTGGATGGTTCGCAAATGAATATTTCAATCCAATTTCAAATCATGCATCTGGTCACCCAGAAATGTATGATGAAAATGGAAACTATATTACCGAAGAATTGATTGCTGTACGTTTTGAAGAAGAGGAAGACGAAGAAGAAGAGGATTAATTTATGATACTGGTTGATATGAATCAGTGCATGATTAGTAATTTGATGATGCAAACTAGACTGAGTGACGGACTAGATGAAAACATGGTCCGTCACATGGTCCTTACATCTCTCAAATCATACAAAAAGAAATTTCATGCAGAGTATGGCAATTTAGTTCTTTGTTACGATAGCAAACACTATTGGAGAAAGGAGTACTTCCCATACTACAAACAAAATAGAAAAAAGGACAGAGAAAAATCATCATTTGATTGGAGTCAAATTTTTGAGATTCTCAATAAAATACGTGATGAGATTCGTGACAATTTTCCATACGTTGTTATGGAAGTATATGGAGCAGAAGCTGACGATATAATCGCAGCACTATCTAAATTTGTTTCCATACAAAATATTCAAAAACAAAAGCAAAATCTATCTCCTGAAAAAGTTTTAATCCTATCTGGAGACAAGGACTTTATTCAATTACTAAAGTATCCTTGTGTATCTCAGTACAACCCAACCCAAAAGAAATATGTCAATGGTGACATAAATCCAAAACTTTACATTAAAGAACATGTAATCAAGGGAGATAGGTCTGATGGCATTCCTAACTTTTTATCTGCTTCTGATACTTTTGTCACTGGCAAAAGACAAAAACCAATTAGCAAAAAGAACATTGCTAAATGGATTCATTCCGAACCAGAAGCATATTGCACTGAAGAACAATTATCGAACTACCATCGAAATTTAAAATTAATTGATCTCACACAAATGCCATCTGAAATAGAAGACAAAATTGTTACCGAATTTAATCTGTTAAATAGTAGTAAACCTAATAAGGTTTCGATGAATTATTTCATTGAAAATAGACTAGTCTCATTATTAAATGAATTGGAGGATTTTTAACTCATGGCTGAACTACCAGTAGAGAGACTTTTGCTTTCTGAAGTATTGCAAAAAGTTTCCAACGCAAAAACAAAAAAAGAAAAGATTGATTTACTACACAAATATAAGACTGCAGCACTGCAATCAATTCTAATTTGGAATTTCGATGAGAGTGTAATTAGTCTTCTTCCTGAAGGAGATGTTCCATATACTCCAAACGAAGCTCCAGTAGATACCGAACATACTCGTCTACTTCACCAATACAGAATCCTATACAATTTTGTGAAGGGTGGTAATGACGGTCTCGCAAATAACAAGCGAGAGACTATGTTTATTCAATTACTAGAAGGACTACATCAAGACGAAGCAAAAGTGCTTTGTATGGTGAAGGATAAAACTCTAGGTAAAAAGTACAAGATTACCAGGGCATGTGTAGAAGAAGCATATCCTGAAATCAAGTGGGGAAATAGGTCGTGACATGTGTAAAATTGTACATCAAGACTGTAGTAAAGAACTAGCAAAAGATAAGTCCTTACCTTTGAACTCCTACCTCGTCACCTATGCGGTTGACAACCAGGAGAAATATGATATAGTGGTATGTAACAAGCGGACTCAGATCTTCGACATGTACTGGGATCAGTATCGAGAAGGTCTGAAGAACATTTGTTGGACTGATGGAAAAGTAAACCCAAAATTATGGGGAGTAGAGCCAAAGCAAACCAAAAAGAAAAAGTAATTATGAGCCAAGTTTATTTGATTTCGTTGAGTCAAGGTGCAGGAAAACTGGAAGGCAAGAATGCACAAGAAGTAATTACTTACACTGCTAGGGTAAGTAATCCAGCTAATCAAGAAAATTTCGATACTGCTGCTGGTCTTCTTAAGTATTGTATTCGTGAAGGTCATTGGTCTATCTTTGAACAAGCAGATATGACTCTGGAGATTAATACTACTAGAGGTATAGCGGCACAAATTCTTCGACATAGGAGCTTCACATTCCAGGAATTTTCGCAGCGTTATGCTGATACAAAACTCCTTTCGGATAAACCTTTGATTCCAGACCTTCGCAGGCAAGACAATAAAAATCGCCAGAATTCAATTGATGATTTTGGTGATTATAAGAAACTCAAAATGCAAGGAGAAATCCAAGAATATTTTGAGAGAGGACAGCAACTGTATAATAGTCTGCTTGACCAAGGAGTTGCTAAGGAATGTGCAAGGTTTGTACTTCCACTATCAACACCAACAAGAATTTATATGAAGGGTTCTGCAAGATCATGGGTACATTATATCAATCTTCGTGAAAAGAATGGAACTCAGAAAGAGCATATGGATATTGCAAAAGAATGCAAAGAAGTATTCAAGACTGCATTTCCAGATGTAGCAACTGCACTAGAATGGTAATCAAGTTTAGTATATTGGAGGTATAAATTGCCAACTTATAAATTCCGAGACAATAACACTGGTGAGATTTTTGAGAAATGGATGTACATGGCGGATAGAGAACCGTATCTGAAAGAGAATCCTCATATCACACAGGTTCCTACTGGAATGTCTTCTATCAGTGAAGTTGGGGACTGGAAAAATTCTAAAGTCCCTGGCTCATTCAAAGACGTTCTAGGTCGCATTAAAAAATCCTATCCAAATTCCACTTTTGAAGTATGACAAGTTCCCGTAGAAAGAAGTCCGAATCATCATTTGCAGATATGTCTGCTAGAAAAATGAAGCGTAGAAAGCCCATTGACAGTGAGCATATGGTTGATATCCAACCATTGACTCCAGCACAAGAAAAAGTCTTTGAAGAATATTCAAAGGAAAAAAATCTATTCTTATATGGTGCAGCGGGAACAGGTAAAACATTCGTTAGTTTATATCTTGCACTCAAAGATGTAATGAATGATAAGACCCCATATGAAAAAGTTTATATGGTTCGTTCCCTAGTTTCCACTAGAGAGATTGGTTTCCTCCCTGGAGATCATGAAGATAAATCTTCACTTTACCAGATTCCATATAAGAACATGGTAAAGTATATGTTTGAGATGCCAGACGATGCTTCCTTTGAAGCTCTATATGGTAATCTAAAAGGTCAAGGAACAATTAGTTTCTGGAGCACATCATTCATTAGAGGCACAACCTTAGATGATTGTATCATCATTGTGGATGAAAGTCAGAACCTAAACTTCCATGAGTTGGATTCTATCATCACTCGTGTTGGGCAGAATTCTAAAATTATTTTTTGTGGTGATGTTCAACAAACTGATCTACTCAAGACCAATGAAAGAAATGGTATTCTTAATTTTATGAGCATTCTTCAAACTATGGAAGAGTTTTCCATGGTAGAATTTGGAATCCAAGATATTGTTCGTTCTGGCTTGATCAGAAGTTATCTAATTAGTAAACTGAATTTGGGTTTTTGATGTGTTCATACATTTAAATCATGCTCCACTGATTGATCTAGAAGCAGCAACAACCGATAAAGGAAGGTTTTATGTTACCCCAGAAGGAAACAAATATCCTTCCGTTACAACTGTCATTGGTGCCAAATCAAAGGAATCAATTTTAAAGTGGAGGAAGCGTGTAGGTGAAGCAGAAGCAAATCGGATTTCTTCTAGAGCAGCATCCAGGGGAACAAATCTTCATCTAATGAATGAAGATTACCTAAATAATGTATTCGATGAAGAGAAGTACAAAGACAAAGTACTTCCTCTATTCATGTTTAAACACTTGAAACCCTTCCTGGACAAAATCAATAACATCCATGTCCTAGAAGGTGCTTTGTATAGCGACAAATTAAAACTTGCTGGAAGAGTTGATTGCATTGCAGAATATGAAAATGAACTCGCAATTATAGACTTCAAATCTTCCACAGAACCAAAGAAACGAGATTGGATTGAAAATTACATTGCACAGGAATGTGCATATGCAATGATGTATTATGAACGTACTGGAATCAAAGTAAAGAAACTCGTCACTTTAATCGCCTGTGAAGATGGAGAAATTCAAGTCTTCCAGGAGTACGACATCATGAAATACATGAGAGTACTAATGGAATACATCAAAGCCTATGAAGAACAACGAACTAGATGAATTATTTGAAGACAAATTTATGACAGCAGCCAAATTTTCTATGGAAGTAGAAGAGATCGTCAAGACTAATCAAGGCGGTCTCAACTACATTGATGCAGTATTAGTATACTGTGAAGAGAACGAAATTGAATTAGAGAATGTTTCTAAACTAATCTCAAAACCCCTGAAGGAAAAGCTTAAAGTTGATGCCCAGCGTATGAACTTTATGAAACGAACTTCTCGTGCAAGACTTCCTCTATGAATGG